TTGAGAGCTATAGATTGGGTCTTGCTCTCCACAGCACTCACAAACCTGATAACTGCAATTATCGGTTTGGTAAAAGTGTTTAAAGAGAGCAAGAAAAAGAAAAAGGTACCTAAACGACGCGGGCAGCGTAAACGTTAAAAGTACCAGAGGTGGCGGCTAGTATAGCGCCATCTCCACCCAATCTTAACATATCGGATTTTTATATACAATCTGCTGGCGAGCTTACGCGGGAGGTCATGACATGTACATGGAGAATGTGGTCGGTGGTAGTATCCCTAAGTCTCATAAATTGTCACCAGCAATGAAGAAGGTACTCGATAAGCACATTAACGCTCCATACGCAGACTACAATCCACAAGATTGTAACTTCTATCTGGCGGACGGGCCACAACATTCCCCGATGGGGTACGGCAAGTACGCGGACGGAACCATTAAACTTATTAACAACACGGTTACGTTGAAGGCATTGGAGGATCGCGGGTACATCGAAATTGTGGAAGTGGGCGGCGCTTGGGGTGCGGATTCGGTCCGGCTACTGAAACATGAAAACAATAACCGTTCCGTTCTTGAAACCCACAACATGGTCCGGGTGGACATTTACACAATAAACACTTGCACTGGCAGACCGTCGGACAAGCCCGTGAGCGGCGGCCATTACATCGAGAATGGTGATCCAGAAAATGCAAAATTGTATTGGGACTATTCAGGAGTACGTGCCGACATTGCCCGAATTGTGGACCACGAGACGGGCGAGGAAATCTACAAACGTAAATAACAAGGGGCTTCGGCCCCTCTATAGGAGGCAACTCTATGTATGATGCAATCTTATGGACAATATCTATATCTGGCTGGGCAATAAGTATTGTTTCGCTATTGTTAAGTATCCGCAATTGTTTCAAATAACAAAGAAGCTCTGCCGACCAATTAAGGTTAGCAGAGCTTTAAATTACTTGCTTACTATAGTCGTATTGGTCTTACTGTTCCAGTCTACTTGAGCGCCCCACGCCTCACCGACAGCCCGCAGTGGAACATAGGTTTTGCCATCGATCATCTTAACGTCCTCGATTGCCTTGCCATTTACGATTACATTTGTTTTTTCCATCTTTTCATTATCCCCTTTCGCCATATCCGGTTTGTTATATAAGGCCAGTTCCGCCGCTCTGCGCCGTGTCAGACCAGCCAGCACCCTACCGCCAGCCTTGTCGTATTTGGTGATACTGGCGGCAATCTGCGCAACTGTGCGGCTTTTACAGAGCGCCTTGAGGTTTCCCGATCCGCAGTTGTAGCAAAAACTTGTAAGTGCGTCGAACTGGTTTTGCGTAAGCTGATCCGTAACGGGGACGTAGGCCGGGTTGTTAACGTAAGCTTCATATTTCCCCATGTCCTCGGCCAACATTGTATCTGCTTGTGTCTGGGTGATGGTCATGCCCTGCTTAACGTCCGGGCCGTAGTGCCCCCAGCCAATAGTCCAATACTGCTCTGTTGGCACAGGCTTGTACGCTGCGAGGCGACAGCCCTCGAAATTCTTAATTAGACTAAGCCCCTCTTTAGATATTTTCCGCATTACATATCAGCTCCTTTATCATTATTGTTACCGCCTTTTCCTTTCAACACTTCAACAGCCTGCCGGATGACAGGAGGGACAGGCGCGCCCAACCTGCCTCCGTTTTCGATGATCGACAACAATTCATTAGCCATATAGAAATAGGCGACCGTATCCCGAAACAAGTGGCTATCTCCTAGAACACCGTCCACAAGATGCCCAACCGCAACCATAGCGAAAATAAATACCTTGCGCGCAATACCAATCATGCCTACTTTGCTTTTCAATCCAACTGTTGCACTAGCTGCCGCACATCCCGTTATATAATCAAAAATCACGAATACCAGTAACACTCCTAGTACGCCAGACCATCCACCGAAAAAATAAGCTGCTGCACCACTCCCAGCAGCAGTAAACCACTTAAAGACTAGATCCATCCTATCCATCATGTTCCCCCGTATCTGCTCAGGAAAATTGTCCTGGCCTGAATATAAAAGCCCCCGACCACTCCGAGGGCATAAAAATAGCGCATCCCATTGGATACGCTGGTTATACATTTTGCGGTGTTGCTAATATTGCCTTTTGTTCTTCCTCGCTAATAAATTTTGGAGTGTATGAAATTAGCCGTTGTTCATCAACTTTTTTCATGGTCCACATATTAAGCAGAAATGAATACATCTATCTCACCTCCCTCTGTTAATCTCATGATTTGGTTGTAACATCCATAAGAGCAATCATAGCGGCTTCTGTGCTGTCCTGGCGCGCCCTTAACTCGCTCACTTGGTCTGAGAGTGGTGCTTGATGTTCGGGCTTTGTCTCTCCAGTATCCACATAAACAAACTCCATCTTGCCAGTGTTCGGGTTAACGATATAGGATTTTGCGCGCTGAAAGTCTTCATAATATTGGCGATAGGTTAGCTGCAATACCTCAACTTGCACCGGATCGAATCCCTTGAGTTGCGGATAAAATCCCATATCGTCCTCTTTTGTTGTTTCGCGAGCAAAGTCGCTTTCGATTTCCGGCGTGATGTAAATTACCTCGCCACTCGATTTCCTCCAGTAAACTTTTGAGCCTATTTTCATGATGACCTTCCTTTCTGATTATTCATAAGCAAACCAACCGAAAGCCTCAATGACCGCCAGTGACTTTCCTCCTGCATAATCGCGTACATCAGTGCTATTTATTGTTGCTGAAAAACCACCGGGCGATTGAGAGATGCTGTATATACTAACACGGTTTTGAAACCTACCGTATAATGATGTATCGACATCTGACGGTATGCCAGCGGCTGCATAACCCTCAATATACAGGTTGCCGTATTCATCTTTCATTCTCAGACGGATGAATACTCTTGTTGGCGAGAAGGTCATGTTATTGACACCTACGTTCATACTTGCGCCCGAAGCTGTATTGGGGGCTGTCGCTGACTGACCATTGAACGTTCCAAAAGCAAACCTTTTTACGGGCAAGCCTGTTATAGCTGCCGCGAACTCATCCCCGGACATATTGGGGTTGGTGTTTCCACCTTTTCCGTTGATAGCGTTCGCGATCTTAGTAAATTTATCAACGGAGGATTGCTTTAAATCGGATATTGCCGTGCTCAGGACTTCATAGCCTCCAGCCGCGTTTTTAAAGATAAATTGCCCATCCTTCAGCGCGACTGGGACAGAAGCATTAGAATAAAATTCAACGTAGCCGTCACCTATCCATTTAAACCCAGTGTCCGAATCCCCTATTGGTACGGTGAGGTCGGAAGTGCTGCCATAGGTCGAATTTTTAGCAACCCACATTTGACCGGATGTCTCAACCCTTCCCCCTGTCAGGACCGTAGTTGCGGCTTGCAAAGTTAATTTACCGTTACCAGCGGCAGAAGTACCGCCTTCGGCTATAATGCGACTATCATAGTCATTTCCTGTACCGCTACTGTGGAAGTCGATGTAAGTTGGACCTGTCCCGGCAACGTCTGCGCCGAACTCGACTGCTCTTTCTAGTCTCAAATTCCTTTGGGCGTATGTCTTGCTGGCTAATCCATCCCAAGGCAAAAACGTCCCAGCTACTGTTCTTACACGGTTATATATCCCCCCGGTGTCATCGACATACTTTTGGGTGAGGGCTAGTCCTTCCGTTACATTAACACTCGAAACAAAAAGGACACCTTTGGGATTTGCACCCGGCGGGCTGTGGTCAACGGCAGGATTAAATGAAGACTTATCAACCCTCCATACACCCGGAGAAAGCAAAAAATTAAAATCATCCATGAACACTTTGCCTTTGTCAGCCATTGAAGCTGTATACAAGTCCGACAGAGCCTTACTATTGGGGACAGTCGTAGAGGATGTAGACTTATAATCTGCGCTAAGTTTGACGATGCCTTTTTGAGTTGTGGTGGCATCAGGCACTTTTACATCAGCTAACTTAGTGTCGGTGTAAGTCTTCGCCTCTTGTAAGGTTTCCTCCAAGTCTTGTACAGTGACATAAACCAATGATTGGTCTGTTGTGATGCTTATATTCGTTGCATTACCAACTAATAAGTTTACATTTATGAGCTTTTCAATCAAATCAGCTCCACCAGTAGGAGGTATATATTCAGCCGATCCGCTGCCGCTGTTGCCATAAGCATACATAATCTCGCCTTCATCTGGATCAATAGCAAAAATACCAAGTTCCCTGAAAAAGAATCCGGTCGTAATATCCTGATTGGACAGGATCGCGCTTACGGTTGCCCGGCCTGCGCTTGGTGTGTACACCCGATTGACCGCTATACTCTTACGCTCCGTAATAAGACCTGTCATGTTGGGGATTGATTGGCTTGTGATTATGCCGTCCCCTAGCCCCATTCTGCTAAATTTAAGCTGCTGCCCTGCTTGTACTTTGGCTTGCAGGTTGCGCCCCTTGATTGTTAAAACTAAACCGCCAAATGCCGCCATGCTTACACCATCCTTGCCGTTATAATATCTCGCATATGTAGACCAGCACCAAAGTACAGGTCCATTTGCTCCGTCTGCTCCAGCATCACACTGTCCAAGTGCGCAGAAAAACGAGTGACCGAATCAATAGCCCGGTAAAATTCCGCAACTCTATCTCGGGTCGCCTGGGGGTTGCTTGTCTTAACACGGTAATGACCTGGAATGCCATCATATTGAAACCATTCCTCTACCACTCCGTCACCAAATAAAATATCTATAAGCTGTTCAACTGCGGCAGGCGTTCCTTTAATCCTGTGGAAGTTAATTGAGTTTTTTATAAGCTCCCGGCGAGTTTCCAGAGGTAGCGCCGGATCGTAAAAGTCCACATGCAGTTGATATGCCATATCATTTGCTTCATCACTGGTCAATTCGTCGATCCTTGTGAGCCTGCGCAGATTGTAAACCTCGTCCTTAGCTACTTTAAGGTACTCGTCCAACGTAAGGGCAAAGGCTTGCATCGTATGGTCGTCTTTGACACTTTGGGGCAGCAAATCGACAATACTCACGTCCATAATGTTAATCATTTGCAAGCCCTCCATAGACGATATTAGGCGTTGTTTCATGTGCAACCTCTAATAGTCCTACTTCCGCAAAAACAGGACTTACAACCTCGACGCGGACCGCTCCAGCCGCATACATACGGCCTATGAGGTTCGTTGGGTTGATATCTCTCCCCAATCTGCTTTTTTGCCACAGAATATAGTCATTTATGGCCTGTCGGACATTTGACTCAATCGCCTGTGATTCTGCCGTTTTACCCTGGCTGATGTAAAATTTAACGTTAATGTCATAGCTGACAGCAGCGGGGGCCTGAACTTTAACTAAGTCCGTCAGGGGGCGGCGTGTACGGTCATTTACAGATTCATACACTGCGTCAAGCACTTCTTGCCCAGGCATGTTCCCACCCGTTAATAATGGTACGACAACAACCTCATACGGCTGCGGACTATCAAGCCCTACGTCAATGATCGAAGACGAGGCTGATTTAGCCCAATACACATAAGCGTCACGGGGGCCAGCGGTTGAAAATGACTCAGGCGCAATCCTGATTCGCTCCCTAAAAGCATCGTCACTTTCGATATTTGATCCGCCGCCTGTTTCAGTCTCATTGGTGACGCTGGACACAAAGGCAAGCGGGTCCATAAGTGTGTTAACCTGACCGACTGAAAACCCGTTACCACTTTCCCCTGTTATATTGGCAGTCGCTGCCACCGTCCCGAACAAAGACCCTGGAGGAATGATGATTGTTTGACTGGTTGTAAAGTATATTGTCCCGTCCGCATTTTGCACACCAACCCGCGTCCCGCCTGGGATGGTGGATGATGTACTAAGCTGCGTAGATAAATTAAAGCGGAGCTGCGTGGTCGCTGGCTCCGCCTGTAATCTCTCTACTTTATAAAGTGAACCGATGTAATCCAGCATGACACCCGTAGCATACGGCAATAAGTCTGCCTTTTTCTCGCGATCAATCAGTACACGCAACTGGATAATCTCATTCATTAGAGCCAGGAACAAAATTCGGTCAGGATCGGCTTTTTCGTAGACCTTGCCTGTCTTGTTTTGGAGAGAAACAAGGGACTCACTTAATATTTTTTGTACATCGTAATCTGTAAACTGGATATCCGGTAAAGTTATTTGCTGCGCCATTAAACGTTCGCCCCCTCTCCGTCTTCATTGATCGTGAATCTAATTATGGGTACGAGTCTGCCTGTCTTTTCAAAGTCTGCATCCTCGACGATATCAACCTCTTGAATCTCTACATTAGGCTCCTGCTCATTAATAGCTGTGATAACCATAGCTACCATTAGCTGTCTAGCACCCAACGTGGTTAAATCCTGACTCACATCATCTACACCCAATTCCCGGTCCATAACACACGTACCCAACACCGTTGAGGTTATAATTCGAATACGCTGTTTAATTGCGTCTACACCTGTTAAGCCAAACTTAAAAGGCTTGTATATCCCTGTAATCTCGTAAAGGGGCGCCATTATACGTATTCCTCCAATGATAGGGAATATGTAGCGGATATGAGCCGACCTTTGTTGTCGATATTATTGAATTTCTGCGACATGCCTTTGATTTTCCACCACTTTACACCCAACCCTTTGTTACCAAGCACGAAAGGCATCACCTTCCCCTTTCGGCTGTAGTCAACAAGCTTATCCACCTCTTTACGGGGATTCATGCCATAGGACGCGTCAATTCGGACCGTCAAATCTATCGTATCAAGCCCCGGCCCTAGGAATTGCGAACGGGGTTTTTTTCCGATAATTTCATTCGCCGCCCATCTGTCATTGTTGGTGCGGGTAAAGTCGGTGAAGGTCCTTATTTTGTAGTGAGTAACGATAAAAACAATATCGCCAAGTGTGGCTAACCCACCCCAATCCTTTGCCATACTATCACCGCCTTATATGTTATTGCCCTTGATATCTCCAATCGCTTTAAGACCACCTGTTTCCGGTGGCGTGCCAATAATTTTTACATTTCCATCTATCGTCAAAGTGCCTTTCATTTCAGCGTCACCTTCTTTATTGACGAACTCTGACGAAACGCCAAAACACACGCCATTACTACGGTCAAACATGAGCACAAAAACTTCGTCTCCCGGTTTGGGGAGTGTCTTCCGCAACATCCCAGCCGGGAATACCACAGGCAGGTCGCCAGTAACAAAGTCTTCCCTGTCCGGGAACGTGGCTGTGATTGTGCCGGACGCTTCATCCGCTGTTGAGCAGGTGCCCCATTTAGCTAACATATTTACCACCCCAGCACCTTTCTGATTTCAAGAGTCGTCGTATAAGGAGAACCAGCACTGATATGATGCTCTGCACTTTCGATAATGTACTTGCCGCTATAAAAGCCAACATTTAGCACGTTCACTGTCACTCCAGCCGCTAGGCGCGTGTCTCCGCTCATTTCAAGCTTTGCCTTGCCTGACTTCTTGTTTTGCTCCCTGAGCCTGTTACGGGCTATTCTGGTGGCTTCTGCCACGGTACCAGCCTGTTCATTCAGTCTCAAGGTCGGATATTTACTCATGCCAGGAGCGCTATATGTCCCGGTTACCGTTTTGCTCTTTTCTGTTTTGGATTTGGCTGTCGTGTAGCTCACAATAGCCTTACCATATGCTGTGCTTTCACTGTCCTTGGAAAACTCGTAGCTGAGGATATCGCTTTTACCTCTGACGATATCCATCACAGGAGCAGCATTCTCAAAATCTAGTTCGCTGAACAAGACCATCTTTTTGCCAGACAGTTTTACGGCTATTCCCTCGGCCTGGCAAGTTTTGATTAAAAACTCAAAGTCAGTTTCACCTGACTGATCTAAACGCTCATATTGAGGATTTATCTTGGCGTTATAGCTAAGAGCAAGCCCAGAGCGTTTAGCGATGTCCGCAGCTACCGTCCGCAATTGAACTTTTTCATACGACTTAGAGCGCTTTTGCTGTTTGGTGGACTGGCCCTCTAGCGGCAAAGCGCTCGCCTCAATCACAATCATGTCAGGTTTACCCGAAAACCTAAAAGACTTTACGTAAAACGTGCCGCAAACAAGCTTTTTCACCTCACCGTTTTTGTGCCAATGCTTGGTTACAATTTCGGCCCGTATCTTATCGTCAATAAATGGGACCCAGCCCTTAATCCAATCGTTGTTACGGTCATCCAATGTTATTGTAATGGTGTCAATCTGACCGTTATATCCATCTGTATAGGTAAAATCAATAAGGTATTGGTCAAGCAGCTTGCTGGTGACCACCTTCCCATTGTAGGTAAGAGCGACACTTGCTGTGCGCCCTTCGTTTACAACCGCCATTATTCGTCACCTTCTCCAATCCTCCAAGGGGGCAATGTGGTCGATGTATCATCAGGAACAGCAGGTAAGTTCAGGATAACGCCAGCACCAAAAAAGACCGTATCTACATGGTCGAAGTTGGCTGCCATTAGATCGGTCATAAAGTTAATACTGCCTGTGAGTTTGTAGGCGATATTATCCCATGTATCGCCCTGTATGGTTCGATATGTTGTGGTCAAACCATCGACCTCCTTCTGTTCTTGCGCTCCCACTCCTGCATATTGGCTTCCCATTCACGTTGAGAATCACGCAGGGACTTTTGGATTACCTTTTCGTCTGCGTTCCCTTGAATAACAATCTGAGGGCTAAACACAGGGGCAAAGTGTCCGCCCCCTCCACCATCCATCCCTAATGCACTCCCTGCGGCTGCGTAGAGGTCGCGTGATCGTTTGGAGTTATTGAGGGGTATAATTGCCTCGTCGTCTCCAGCCTCACCCACAAGACCCAGCGTTGGGCTTGTTACAATGCCGCCATCAGCAAACTTCCTAGGTTTCAGAGGCGGGATTGCCTGTAGAGGGAACCCGTGTGTATTTTTGACCACATTCGGAAAGTTGTTTGGAGTAGCCATTGGCCCATATTTTTGTTTTATATCAAGCGTGACATCAATCTGCTTTTCAAAAGGCAAGTCACTAAGGCTTTTATTCAGCTCTTGGACCCTGAGTATAGCAGCGTCTACCCTAGCTTTTTCCGTGCTGGATAACTGATCATACTTCCTCATGAGCGATTGCAGCGATTCTCCACCCAGGTCCTGTACTTCAACTAGACGAACGTTTGCGTTATAAAGTTCCTGGAATGACGCTTTAGAGGACGCCATTTCCTTTGCATTCGTCTCCAAGTCAGCTTTGGTTTTGTTCATGGTCATTCTTACCGTGCCGATGAACTGATCAAGATTAGCTAAACTAGCCTGATCGTAATTCATGAGATTTTTCAGTTCGTCATTAAGACCTTTTAATTGCTCATCTCTTTTCGCGCCCGCAGGGGTCTGCAACATAATGTTATTGTATTTTTCGCGTAACTTATTTAAGGATTCAAGAACTAACATGCTGTTCTCTTGGGCCTTATTTAAATCCTTTTCTTTAGCTTGAAGGCTATCATATTCTTTCAATAAGTCAGGAAGCTGAGACTCTTTGTCGAGAATTGTGATACGCGCCTCTTGCTCCGACACTTTAGCCATGCTGTTATATAGATCAAGCTGTACACCAGCTTGTTCACGCAAAGCGTTGGTTTTAGCATCTTGCGCGGTAATGTAACCATCACTTTGAGCAATGATTTGCTGTTCAATGTTGGCTATCTTGCGTTGCGCCTCAGCAAGTTCATTAGCAGGTGTTTTGGCATTATCAATTTTGGCTTTTAACCGATCATACTCTTTGATTAAGTTAGTCAGCTTGTCGCGTTGTTTATCTACTGTGTTGTAATCATCAAAAGCAGTTTTAAGTTCATCGCCCATGTTAATCATGGACTCACGAACAGCTTCTTGATGCTCCTGATAAGCAATTAAACCCGCTGTAAGCAAGCCAACAGCACCAACAGCAATGCCAGCAGGCGATTTCATGAACGCTAAAGATTTACCAAGCAATCCCCCAGCTCCAGCCGCTTCGGTCAACTTACCTTTCAAAGACCATAAGCCCTTTCCAAGTACAGCCACATTTTTGCCAATCAAAGCAGCAGGAGTCGTTAAGGCAATGAACTCGATAAAATCCTTGTGTTCTTTTGCCCAATCCACCATTTCATGAAGTAAAGGCAAAAGTTCTTCACCGATAGGGATTACAACTTCCGTCATAATCTCCCTGCCCAATCCGCGCAACTGCTTGGTGAATGACTGCATGTTGAGGTTTTTGATTTCTTCCATCGAATTTAGATTTTTATCAAACCCGCCGTTTACATCATTGAGCGCTTGCGTGATGCCTGCGCCCATATCCTCGTATTGAGTACCGAACAGGGACACAGAAATAGCATTGCGCTGTTGTAAATCGTCGATGGTTAGTAGTTTATCATTAACCAACTGCAACGCGTCACGCGCCTTCATAGACCCGCTAGAAAGACCATTGAATACCTTTTGGCTATCACTCATAACTGAGCTGATAGTTTGTTGCATCTTGGCTACCTGCGTGCCTTTGCCTGACTGCAACGTTTTAAGCATGGTGGCCGCTGTTGTTTTGCTCGTTTTAGCTACCAGTTGTTGAAACTCTTTGGTTTTCTGTCCGCCCTTGGCTAGATTTTTGGTAAACTTCTCTATGCCATCCATCGCGAACAGTTCGTCCATTGCTTCAACTACTGCCTTATCACCGCTTACGATACGGATACGGAACTCTTTGAGGGCATCCGCTATTTTGTCTGTATTGAAAGCCCCTTTTTCAAGCCCACTATTGAGTACGCTTAGCATCTGTTGGGCATTGTATCCAGCATCTTTGAACTGCACTGAATATTCGTTCAGCGTGTCTAAAAAGTCGTCAGCTCGGTTAAGCCCCTTCTGACTACCTTGTGCAATGAGGTTGAAAGCTTCCTCAGACGACAATCCAAGGTTTTTCATCAAAACTCCAACCGTACGCATGGTTTCAGGAACTTCGTATCCAAAAACATCACGCAATGACAACGCCGATTCCGTAGCGCCTTTGAGCGCTTCGCCCGTGAGTCCTGTGGCGTTTTTGACACCGACCAAAGAGTCGGCTATGTCTCCGAAACCCTCACCGTAATTCGCCTCATACATGCCACGTATGGAGTCGTCAAGACTCTTCATTTCTTCGGCGCTGGCTCCGGTAGCTGCCTGCACCTTAAATAAAGATTCCTCAAGCTCCCCTACGTCATTGATCATGTTTCCAAAGGCCCCGGTAACACCGTCTATAATCGCTTTAGCGCCTGTGAAGTCTAGCGCGCGTTGAAATACATCCCCAAACTCACGCGCGCGGTCTGTAATGTCTCGGATAGAGTCAGGCACATCGTCCGGGATAGGACGCGTGCGCCTTAATTCATCCAAGTTTTGTTCCAATAAAGCTACGTCTCGGCTCAAGTCAGTGAAGCTACGTATGATGCGTGGGTCAATCTGTCCCGACAGCTCAAACGTTAGTTCATACCGTCTCGAACCTCCCGAACCCCCTCCAGCTCCAGCCATTCAAAAAACCTCACTTCTATGGATTGTCTTCCTTGCGCCGTTCCTCCGCCTTCCTATGGAAGCTGTTCATGGCAATAATCCAATCATCCAGCTCGATTACCGGACGCTTGATGTAATCTAATGGGCTGCCGCCCGCGAATTTGGCAAGAGCTATACAATCCTCCATCAATTTCGCAGACGGGTTGCCAACTAGATCAAGCCGTCCAAAAAACGGCGAGACGCTCCAATCACTCGATTAAAATCTTTGGCAGGAAGCTTTTTCAGGAAATTAGGATGCACGCCAGCAGCTTTAGCAGCCAAGACAGCCAAATACGCCGGATGTTCGTTTTTGAAGGATGGCAGAAAATTCTTCCCTTGATTCAGAGCGAGAAAATCACCTTCAAGCGCGATAATATCTTCACCCGTGAGTTTGTCAAATTCGAGATTAAGCTCGTTGTAATCAACATCCTCCCAATTAACAGAAGAAGACAGTCGAATGACTGTCCCTGTTGGCTGTGCTACTTCCTCTTTCATTTGTTCTTCCGTTGTCCCTTGTGCGCTCATGTTTAATCAACCTTTCTATTTTTAGGATTAGGCCTTGCCCAATGCTTTATTGATGTCGAATAGATCGTCCACACTATTGATACGACTTACACTGTTGAGCTTGTCCAATTCGATTACAGCTACGCCGTCAATGAAAACTTTGATGTACGTGACTTCAAGCGTAGTTGAGGTGCCAGTAGTGGCATTTTGAGCGAAAGTACCAAGGTCAATCCCTTTGCCAATGCCCTTGACCACTATCTTAACGGCCCGTGTTTCCAATTCGCCGGATGTGGTATTAAACTCGGTAAATGCACCACGAATCTCCAGGGACTTGAGTTTGGTACCTATCAACCCGAACGCATCTTTGTCAATCGTACGCCAAGCAATGCCGAGTTCCAGTGAGCCGTAATGCCCTGGCGTTGGGATATCAAGCTCCCCCAAGATGCCAGCCCCGGACAATGTATCTGTCAAGGGTGTGAAATTGGGCAACGTGATGTCACCCGTGGAAAAATCGGTATTTGAACCATTTGCATAGATCGCCATACCGACCAATTTAACTGGAATATTTTTAGCCAATGCTTACCCCTCCTTATGCTGCTGCGCCCAGCGTAGCCAGGTACGCTAGATCGTAAGTGACGATAAATTCAATGTCTTGAGCTGGGCTTGGAGGTGTGATAAACAGGCGATACGTCAGGATACCATCCTCCAAGTTACTGATCGGATTATCACTGGCGCGGTATTCAATTCGACCACCTAGCAATGCTCCAGCGGCAACCAAACCGTTTAGCCAGAAATTTACGTCATCCGTTATCTCTCCAATTAGGCGGTTATTTAGCGAACCGTCAATTTTGTTCCAATACTGAATAACAATGTTGTTTTTCACCCATGAGAACATGCGCCTAACGGGAATGAAGGCCCGTTGTGCGTCCGTCAGAGTCGGAAAGGCTGCTGTCCGGTTCCCCCATAATCTCCAGCCATTGCCCATATTAAGACCTGTGACAATGCCGTTATTATTTAGATAATTAGCTTGGTTAAATGGTACGTAAGCCTCAGAACCATCCTCCATGACCAAGCTATCCGCAAAAATAGCCTTATTGGACGGAGACTCGAACGGTATTCCACCATTATCCGCATCTGTAGCCACAGCGCGAGCAGCGGCGACAACAGACATGTGATAAGTAACATCGTCATACTTGGCTTTAGGCCATACATTAAAGCTGTATGGACTGGTGTAACGATTGTCGTTTTTCCAGTTGACCAAGTTAATATAACGTTCGCTGGCATCCAAGTCTGCAATGACGTGAGCTTCAAACAGACCGTTGATATTGAGAGACTTAGCCACCATCGCCGCATAGACTGTAGGGTCGCTTGACCATCCTGGTGCAACCAGCAGATTAGGTACAAGTCTGGTCGTGAGAAACACTTCCTCGATAACCTCCAGCCCTGTTCTAACGCCTGTGGTGGAATTTTCGCCACCAATAATTTTGGCAGGGGTCACTTTGGTAGGATCAAGCTTGGAGTAACCTACTTGCAACACCGTAGTGTTGGCAGGGATTGCACCACCTGGGATGATCGTAACCACCGTTCTACCGTTGCTATCAAAGCTTGTCGCGAAGTCTGTGTTGACCACATACGTAGTCGCACCGTCAGAGGACTTGACGCTCACCGTAGAGGCGACAATACCACTTTCAGAAGTGGTGTAAATCCCATCAGAAAACGTCGCAGCAGCGGGGGCTACAACTTTATTATCCGTGGCAGGATCAAGCACATTGACAAACACCGCAGGAGAAAGTTCAGCAATTGTGAAAAAGTAGAAAGCCGCTTCACAAAGTGGGAATGCTGCCCAATCATCCGAATATCCAAAGTAGTATTCGAATTCTTCCATACTCGACACCAAAATAGCTTTATTGGTGACTGGTGTACTACTTTGCGTCATATTGACTGGAGCCGCACCGAAAAACACGGGCAAGGTAGTAGTTTGCACAGTGGTGCCGCTACGATCCCGGAACAGCTCTTTGGTTCTAATACCGTGATATTCCGCCATTATTTCACTTCCTTCACGAGTTTGTACGCAACATTGAGCGGATGCCCTGTGACACCTACATCAATCTGCGCTTGAGAGAGTTGAGTGACAGGCACAAATAAGGACTTGAGTTGTGGGTACTTGTCGTACAGGTCTTGCAAGTGGTCCGGATATCCACCTACAAATATTTGGTACGTTCGTAACCGCCCTTTATCCAATCTTGGTCCGATATACACAAGATGTTGATCGTCAACAGGTGGTTGCTCATTCTCAATTACACTCTGTTCAGCTTCGGCAACCTTGGCTTTACGAGTGCTCCTGGTTTCTTCGCTTTTATCTTCAATTTTATCTACCATAGTCGTACCTCCGTTTGTATTGTGGGTGCCTCCCAATTGGTGCTGACCACGCCTATAAAATAGGGGTCCGTCTGTTCTTCGAAAAAATCAATATCTAGCGGACGTGCTATTCTAAATCCCCATCCAGCGTAGTCATGCTTTAGTAGAGATTGCCTGATAACCTCCATCAAGTGGAGTGTATCCTTCTGCGCCTGCAAACCCTCTGCCTCAACGCCACATATCAGATCAATTTCACACAGCCGTACCATGTCGTCCGTATCCGTTGAACGCAAAAAACGAACGATCACAAAAGGGAACCGTTCGTCTCTATATGTTTCCAGCGTTTGTTGGTTAGGCACAGGCTCTAGTGTCTGCGGCGCGTAAGGATCAGTCATAACCTCATACTCAGGCACCTGTCTAGGAGGCAAATCCATTGTAAATACTTTGACTTTTCCATCGGTATTATCGTCACTGGTCTTGTCGCCAAGGTACATACCGGACGTGATTTCAAGGATGTGGTCCCTAATCCTGTCCGTCATACTGGCTGGTGTCAATTCCATCTTTACAACCTCCCTAATAACCTATTGAGTTCGTGAGGCATACGCTTGTTCATTTCGTCTGCATATACCTCCTGCACATGCGTGACGACTTCTTCATTGTTCGCCATTTCCGGCACGGCAGGGCCCCTCAACTCGCGTACAGGAAGTCTTTTCTTTCCAACTCGCTCAAATACACCCGTATGACCGCCCATGTTGGATATGAACGCCCTTTTGAGTGGTTTGCGCGGCGATCCTCTCAACACACCCGCCTTGACCGTCTTAGGTCTGGCAGGTCGTTGTTTTGGATTAACACTAAAGTTAATCAGAGGTATAGTCTTCCCTTTGGTTTTAATCTCGGAAGACATGCCCGTACCTGCCGCCTTGCGGACTGTGACGGTCTTTGTAGCCTCTGATTGCTTAATAACATACCTTTCCCTTATCTTCCGTCCCAACTCTGTCTTGGAACGCTGTGTGGCGCGGTTAACGCTCGAACGTGTAGCCTGTTTGAGTATCTTGTCCATGACCGCCATTTGCTTGCGAGCCGCCCGAAGGTTACTCCTAACATCAAGAAAAGACATTATCGTCCACCGCCATTTGAGGACAGAGAAATTTTAAAGACACCCATATCATTTGACACCGCTGTGATACGGTATTTGAGGTTGTCTAGGATAATTTCCTGTTCCCTTGCAGGTGTAAAGCCCAGCACACGCGGATCAATATGGATGATTGCGTTATGCGCGGATACACCCTCTGCCGTTTGGATCGGACGACCATCTAACGTAAATGTCTCCACAATCATGTTTAGACGACGAGATTGACCACCAGCCGCAAGAACATGCAACTCTGAAAACTCCAAAGGGTTGAAAAACACATTTGGCACATCATGAATGATTTGATCACGCAAACTCATAACGCACCTCCGTTATTTGTCGGCAGGATTTTCAGCAAGCCATTTTTCATACTGTTCTTGGCGGCCCTCTTTATTACTAGATGCTGTCAACCCAAGCGTTTCAAGGAGCTTTTTTTGTTCTTCGGCTCCCATAGCGCCAAAATCAGCAGCAGAAACAGCAGCAGGCGATACGCCTTCCGTTTCCTGCTCCTGGGAATCCTCAATTGCTCCATTTGCTTGAAGCTCCAGAATAAAATCCATAGGAAGCTGGCCCTTTACACTGGAGCCAGCCTCCCACAGTCGTCCGCCATAATTGAGTGGTTTATTTAAAATCATGCTCCACTACCTCCTGCACTTGCTGCACCCGGATTTTTAAACAATCCGCGGCTGTCCAGCACGGTTACGCCATAGTCGAAGTAAATACGGAAGTCCATACCAAGGCGGTCAAACGGTACGTCCGTTTCCAACGTTGGTTCTTCTTGGCCTCGCAGATAAGTGACCTCAATTGTGTCCGCAATATTCGGGTTAGCTGCCATATACCACGCCGCTGCTGAATATTGATCCAACTCCGCATCCACAATAATATCCATTGAGTTACGGAAAACGTTGGATACTCCGCTGTGTTTGCCAGATGGGTCCGCATCACTGTGCAGGAATTGATTAGCGCCAGTTTCCAAAGAGGCGGGAACCAACAAAAATTGTGGTGCGATATTCAGCGTAGCTTCCCCGCGCTGTCCCTTTTGTGTTCTCATAGCCGTGCGACCTTCAGACATTGAAACAGTATTGATATCTGCCCCAGTTCCCAGGTTCTTATGGTCCGCGCTGAACAACGCTTTACCGTCCCAAATAAGAGGGTTTGAAGCCAGCATTTTATACACCAAAGCGTTGATACCACGTTTTGCCGAGATTACATAGGCTTGTGGTACCTTGGAAAGCATGTCCAAGTCGTCATTAATGAACGCTTCCCTCGTGAATCCCCAGCGCTTAGAGTATGTGAGCACTGCTTTTGTGACCTTTTCATCTTTCATCGCTGCATCATATGGAATTGAAGCGTTTTGCGCTGTCAACTCCAAACCACCAGCCTCAGAAATGCGATAGTGTTCTGCTGCCTTAAAATCGGAGTTACTACCACGACCTGTCCAGTGTTGGAACGTGGTTGGAGCCTCTGCATAGGCTTGTGACAACGTTTTGTTGGCGGCATTGGAGATAATGCCTTGAAACGTGCTATCAGGCGACAGAGCACGGCGCAAAAGGTCCTCGTCACGCAACAAATGCGCTCCCGACTCTCCAGCACGTACCAAGCACTCCACAGCCAAATCACGCAACCGCAGCGAACGCAGTTCTGGCGCACCCGGCGCAGGCTTCGCAACACCTCTGCCTGCGCGCATAAGCAGGGCATCGGATGCAGCAGCACGGAATTTGTCCGTTTCCTCTGTTGTGACCTGTACACCGGAGGCGTGTGGTTTACGATCTTCAATTTGTTTTTGCAAGATGGCCTGACGAACAAAATCTAATGTGCTTCCATCCGCAATATAATTAGTAGCATCCACGCCGAAGTTACGGCACAGCGCATTAATTTCTGTTACGCGGCTCCGTTCTGCCGCTGCCGCCGCTGCCCGAATACCATCTTCGTTAATCGGTGGCGCTGGTGGTGTTGGTGCTGCTGGTTCATTGGATCGGTGTTCACCACCTGCGCCTCCAATCTCCCCGCCTTTATCTGGAGCATGTACCAATCCTTGCGCAGCCAGCGCAATGTGTTTCAAACCTTTCAACATATCATCTTCCTCGCTTCCATTTTGTAAATTACGTCCTATACCAACTGACGGATCGGCAGGTGTAGGCTCGATGCTTATTTCAAACGGCTGCCATTTAAGAGCCACATAAGCTGGCCCGGTGAATCGACCATTGGCGGAAGTCTTACCCGCCTTAACTTCTTCCCAGGAGCTGACTTCATAGCCAACTGATACGCCTTTGATGGTCCCTTTTTTAACCTTCTGAAACACTCGGTCACTGTCAGGGTCGTCGTCAAACTCCACAATAGCTCGTGCCTTCCGCTCGGTATCATCAGTCCATACCTGTTTAATGGTACCGATTGGCATATTTCCGTAATTCGGGTCACGACCATGTGCGAAAAGTAAAACCCCGACATCGTTCAACCTAGATAGGTCAAGCGCTCCGGGGTCATGAGATAAAATTTCATCACCGAACCACCTACTGTATGGGGCTTCGGATGAAAATGAAAGCTCAATCGTTCGATCTTCTTCGTTTACAGATTCAGTATTGATAGTCAATACACGAGATAGTTGCTTATCCGGTACCGTTGCATTTCTATGCAGCGTCATCGGCATCCTCTGCATCTTTTTCTTCTTCATCTGGCTCATTGTCTGCTCCTTCCTTTGGAATATCCGTGGCTGTCGGTTCTGGACCGGACAATTCACGGATCAATTGCTGTTCTACTGCACGCTGCGCTACCACATCGCGCCAATCCTCCCCGCGCTCGGCGCATATACGGGCTAAAGTATCTTGGTTGGAAGCAAGAGCTGTTTCATTTGCTTTCACCTCCTTTAGAGGATCGATCCATGTCGAACCCGGTGGTATCCATACATGGGCGGTATACAAATCTTTTTTTTGTTGGTATTTAGGTAGAACCAACTGGCCCGAAAGCACCATAGCGTCCAAAAACTCCAGATAAATTGGAGTAAGCACACGTTCGATCAACATTTTTTGCAGTTTCTTATACAATTTACGGTCTTCGATCAATCCCTGGCGTGCAGAAGAATAATTGACCTGGGACAGATCCCGCGAAACAGCTTCATAGCTAAGGCCGATTCCGGCAGACGTGAGCCGGACCAATGTGGTAATCCACTCCTTGGCATTCGATGCTTGACCGGACGGAACAACCGTCTGGACTTCATCACCGGGATTTAGTTCCCCGATCATCCCCGGAGCAAGTGACACTCCAGAATAGTCAATCGTTTCGCTACTGGTTCTCACTCCCCTCCCCGCACCACCGGAAGGAACATCCTTTTTAATGAATACAGACAAGCAAGCGAGAACACGCTCCTTTATGGATACAGCTTCAACAAATTGATTTGCATCTTTGACGCGTGGTAAAGCCGTTGCCAAATTGGATACCTCCCGCACCTGCTGCGGAGAAGTCTTTTTATACAAAAAAATAACGTCTTTGGCTGGAATTTTGACTGTTTCAACGGAATTAAGTAGATAACCATCAACTTTTTTAAAGTGGTATGCTACTGGCTTGTTATGCTGGTCAATTTCCACGCCCTCAACAATCCTGTTACCTTGGCTTGGAGTAACGATGGTGTTTTTGGTGTCCAGTTCGTCAACGGATCGAACTTGGATTTTGAAAGGGAATTTAGTGTCTTTAACATAGACCTTCACTAGAAAAATACCGCCATCAACGATATAACGGCGGATTGACATATCTTCTATTTCCTCCAGCGACTGGGTACCAGTGATATCTACATTTTCAGCCTTACAAAATTCCTTCCAGAGTCGTTCAATTTGCCGATTAAACTCTCCTTCCAAGTTTCCGGGCAAATCGTGGGATACCTTAGATTGAAGGGTTATTCCTGTCCCGACGACATTTCGATCAAAGGCGGAAAGAATCGCCGCGCCAATATCACTGTTGCGCTCCATGTCCTGCGCCCTTGCTCGGATTAATGATCGTTCTGCCGCCTTCATGTGTTCATTAGGTGACTGAGAGGGATTCCAGTTGTGATTTATGCGCCCTCGGCTTCCAGCGTCGAAAACATCCATGCCAGAACGCCAAGCCAACCGCTTATATGCCCATCGTGGACTTACGGTGGCAATTGTTCGGTCCAGCCAATTCATATCCGTTACCTCCCTTCAAAGTAAGCTTTCTTGAACATCCCCGTACCGCTTTCTAAAGCGTAAATTTCCTTTTCTAGCCTATCCCGTTCAGCATACAAGGTGGATAAGCCTGCTCTTTTCAATGACCGATTCGCAATCGAATATTCTTGCGCTCCGGTATGGATGGCACTGATTGCCGTTTGAACCTCAAGGAGTTGTTCCCGCAGGAGCGTCAAACGATCTTCTGGTGTCATAGCCATGAGCCGTTACCTCCCCCCACCCAAGAATTTTGTTTTGTAATTGGTTTACTGGCCACTTTTTTCGGTTCCGGCTGCACTTCTTCAAAGCGCATGTACCGAATACCCAAACAGTCAGCAGCAAAAGCGGCATAGACCTCTGTGTCAAGGTAATGGTTATCCGCGTGCGCTGTCTTTGGTCGCCAAACTTCGTATTCGTTGCGGCCTCGTTTCTCAATTACCTTTTCCTCAGCTGTTACCTGTTCGGCATATTCCAGGTCACAGCCCGTATAAACAAACCAACCGCCCAGCTCGTCATTTTTGCGAACCATGCGGTTGGATATGAAGTCTTTATAATAGCCACCATCGACCATGTAGAGCGATATGCCGTACATTCCTCGTTCTTCCCGATCAATTTTGGACAGCTTGTACTTACTGGGTAGTGCCGTGTTGGAACCTTTAACTGCAACCGCCCATTCACTGTTGTTAACGCAAAACGTATAGGTGTCGTCAGCGTTATAACCGGAGTCAATGGCGCATAGATTAACAAAATATTCTGTCCCGTCTCGGGCGCAGTAAGAAATATTCATCACATCTTCAATCTGCGCCCAAGTTTCAACCACGCCATGCCGGATATTCTGGCTGCTCATACCTTCGCCCCAGGCTCGGATGGTGTAGTAAAACCGATCCTTCTGAACGTCCACCCCTCCAGTCAGCAGAATAGTACGATCAGGCACTACCCCTTCCTCATATCCGCTATCCTTTTCCAAAACCTTGTCACTGTTGAGCTTTATTTGTGTATTCTCCCAACATTCAGCCAACCAAGAATTAATAAAGTTCATGAGTTCTTCCGGGGTCCGCTTAGACATAACGAACTCTGCTGCAACATCTCCAAATCTAACCCAAGGGCTGTAAATAGCATTCAGGCCGAACCCGGTTTTACGGCGTAGCTTAGTTGAACCGCTTGGGTCGCGCCATTCTCCAGCTCGGAGCATCGCGGGTTTATGAGCATCCCGTATGACTTCATTGCAATGCTCACACTGATAATGAGTTGTACCCCGGATGGACTCTGTGTCAAGACTGCTATCAAACTTAATTTGCTTGAATTTGAAGGTTTGATAATACCCACAATGCGGACAAGGTACATAGAACTCCATCTTTACGTCTGCATTTTCCCAGGCCGTCCAAATCGGTCCGGTGCGCACTGTCGGCGTTGAAGTTTGTACAATTTTTTTATTAAATGGGTACGTTCTAGTACGTTCTTTTGCCAAAGACCTTGGGTCGGCCTCCTTGCCTGCTGTCCTCGGGTATTTATCCACTTCATCCATAAATAAAAACCGCATAGGCTTACTGGATATTGTAGCGGCGCTATTTGCACCAGCAAAAGAAACAAACATTCCGTCAAATTGTAATTCCAAATCTTTGGATTCTCTTGGACGAAAACGTCCATTTAATGCCGGACTCAATTCCATCATTGGCTGTATCCGATTTTCAGAAGTAAACTTTGCTAAATCCAAATTCGGATACATAACTAATGCAGGACTTGGGTCTTGTGCAACAACATAACCTAACATGTTATTCAGACACTCTGTTCCCCCAACCTGTGTCGGCTTGAGGAAAATTATTTCTTCTACGTGCGGATTAGTAAAAGCGTCCATAATACCGCGCAAATAAGGGGTTCGATCCGTGGACCACTTGCCCGGCTCCGCCGATGTTTTACTGTCCAGCACTCGGTGACGATCGGCCCACTCAGATACAGTTAGCTTTTCCGGTGGTCGCAAGACTTGGAAAGCTTCGGTCAGCCAATCAGCCCACTTACTTCTTGGATTTTTTGGCATGATACACGCCGCGAACTGACATTTGTTCTAAAACAACATTTGTCGTATCGGCTATATTTTGTTCAATGATCCGCACGGTATCTGGATCAACATATGGTGCGACCTCCATTGCTATCCGACGACTTAAACCATTCACAGACCGTTTAAGCGTAGTGAAAAATCGTCGAAGTTCTGAAACCACTTCCTCACGCTTTATATACTCGCCTTTGGCAACAGCATTTTTTAATTCTGCCGCTTCTGCCTGCTTCTCTTTCAGCTTGGCTTCGTAACGCAGCTTACGGGCAGCATCGCTTTTCGGCTCCCCTTCATCGGAATCATCTTCCCCGCCCAAACGGTACTCCATGACCCAATCAAAACAGGATTTAAGAGGGTACCAGCCGTTTGCCGCTTTGGGCATTCCAAGCTTCACCCACTGTGCAAGTGTGTTACGGTGTACCCCGAACAGTTCAGCAGCGTAAGAAGCGCTGATACACAAGACCTCATCAACCATTTTAACCTGCTTTTCCATGCCCAAAATACCACCCCCAAAATGCACAGTGCACAGTGATTTTTTTTAATAAAAAATATCGAAATATCGGGGTCATTCGTACCCGCATGGTACCCCCGGGCTGGGAAGGACCCAAATTTTAAAATCTTAATAAAAAATACCGCTCCTGATCGGAAGCGGCATCGTTAAGTATACAAGTGACAGGATTTGAACCTGTGATCTCTTGCGTCCAAGGCAAGTGGGAACGGCCAAACTTCCCTACACCTGTGTATTGTGGTCCCCTCTCCGGGAATTGAACCCGGTTCTTCTGCTCTGTTTTAACAGGGCCCCGCAGCACTCTACCGTTGAGTTATGGAAGGGAGGAAAGGGCAGCCGCTTACACCACTACAGCATAGTCAGCCGCCCTATTACATCTTTGGCACAATACCATATTAGCACGGTTAAAACGGGGTTGTCGTCTCCATTTACTATCAATATTTTATCGCTTTTTTCTCACTATTTTATCGGGGTTACTCCCTCAATAAGCCCAGCATACTCCTTGATTGCAAGTTTGCGCCATTTGTACAGGGTTGGTAAGGAAATCCCCATCTCGTCCGCAATATCTCCTGGCTCTTTAAATTCTACGTATTGCAGATACAAGATGCGTCCATATTTCGGATTGTATCCGGTTAGGGTATCCAACGTAAGCAGAAAATACTTCTTCTGGCTCTCCAAATCCTGCAACTGGCTAATGCGGTCTAAAATATCCCCAAATCCGTACCCATCAACTTCCCCACCGCGGGCTTTAATGACTTTCTGAATCTTCTGCTCCAGCTCTCGCAGTAGCTTATCATCATCAGGGTCAGCTCCAACACACTGCTTAACTTCCGCAAGTTGGGCCCGTGTCCCCGATGGGTACCGTGTTAAGTAGGCGTGTGCCGTTTGTTCCAGCTCCAGTTCATGGCGGTTTAGGTACATATAAGACTTCATCCCCCGTAATTTCTTATGCAGCTCCTGCAACCGATCATCACCACAAAGGGTACTCAGCAAAAGCCCCCCTGTGATGGAGTACGTCTCCAAAACCTTTATACGTGCAAGCAAACGTTTATATTCTTGAAGCTGGCTAACTGCTAGTTGTTCGCTCATTTTCGCTCACCGTCCTGAATCATGCGGTCAAGATACCACCGTGCTTTTTGTAAATCCTCTTTCCCGCCTTTGTGCTTGTAACGGCTGCAATACTTGATTACATTCCCTACGCAATAATCTCTGAAACCTTCTGTACCAAGCTTGGCCTGAATAAAATCTATCGTTTCAATTCCACCAGTAGTATAATGTTCTGGCGAATTTACCATGTCTTTTTTCATGATCCTTTCACCCTCTCAATTCTCGCTTTAACCGCTGCCATCAAAGCATCTTGTCCAACTGCCTTGCTATCCAGTGCGGCCATAACATCTTCATCCATCGTTCCTTCTGTGACTAGGTGGTGAACAATCACGCTACGCTGTTGTCCTTGTCGATGCAGACGCGCATTAGCCTGTTGGTATAGCTCCAGACTCCAGTTAAGCCCAAACCATACAATCAGGTTCCCGCCATCTTGCAAGTTGAGCCCATGCCCTGCGGATGCAGGATGAACGGCCAACAGCGGAATATTCCCGGCGTTCCAGTCTGCAATGTCCGTTGTACCCTCTGACCCCTTGCGCAGTGTACGCACCTGCTTAAATCGTTCTTGGATACGATCAAGGTCATGCTTGTACGCATAGAACAACAGCACCGGATGCCCGTTTGCGGCCTCTATGATATCCTCCAGCGCGTCCAGCTTGGCATCATGAATTTCACGGACACCCCGCGTTTCGTCATATACAGCCCCATTCGCCATCTGTAAAAGCTTGTTGCTCAAGACCGCTGCGGTATTGGCGACAACATCCCCGCCAAGGAAAGGTATAAGCAAGTCTTCCTCCAATTGCTCATACTGCGCCCTGGCTTTATCAGACAATTTTACGGGTACCACTCGGTCTATCCGCTCCGGCATATCCAGCCAATCTTCGGCCTTCATACTCACGGCGATATCCTCAATTTTGGAATATACGGTGTCCTCCGCTTCTGGCTTCGGCTTCCAGTCGTAAACGACATTCCCATTATTCCGGTCACGCTGTCCCGGTGAAAGGTAACGATCTCGAAAACCCGTAATCGTCTTGCCAAGTCGTTCCCCTTGGTCAATCAAGTAAATCTGTGACCATAAATCCTCTAAACCATTTGGTGTTGGTGTACCAGTCAAGCCAATAACCCGTTGAACTAAGGGCCGTACTTTGCGAAGTGCCCTGAAACGCTGCGACTTGCTGGATTTAAAACTGGATAGCTCGTCAATAACCACCGTATCGAACGGCCAATGCTTTCCGGTCTGTGCCACCAACCAAGGAACATTCTCACGGTTGATAATATATAAATCAGCATCAGCTTCAAGGGCCTTTTTGCGTTTTGCGGCTGTACCCAATATTTTGCTGATCCGTAGATGCTTTAAGTGGTCCCATTTCTCTGACTCCCGCGCCCAAGTATCGTCCGCAACCCGTAACGGGGCAATTACCAAAATCTTATTTGCATCGAAATAGTCATTTTTCAAGGCTTCCAAGGCCGTTAAGGTAATCACTGTTTTGCCAAGACCCATTTCAAGCAGTAGCGCAATTCCTGGGGTTTCACAAATTCGCTCTATCGCATATTCCTGATATTTGTGAGGCTTAAACTTCATCAGGCATCACCTCTTGCACAAAAGCATCGACGCCTTCCAAAGTGTCAATCACTCGAACATCAAAACTCAAAGCTGTTAACTTCTCATGCCACCATGCTTGCAATGGTTCAGGCTTTGCGCCCGGTCGTTTCAATTCCACAAATATCATTCGTCCACCGGGAAGTAATACCAGCCTGTCCGGTACGCCTCTCTGACCGGGGGAAACAAATTTAAGGGCTAAACCTCCACGTTTCTTGATTTTCTCTTGTAGCCGTTTCTCAATCCGACTTTCCAGCATCGTGTTATACCTCCGAATACCCCGGTATGCAGATATACTCGCGCACGCGTACCTACGCAAAACGTGCGTTAGCATACGTGTACGCCTCGCGCATGCGCTTAATATATATGCTATTCACTATATTTCTCTCTATATAATATTATTTGCTTACTCTGCATACCCGGTTGGTTAAAATACCACCGCAATGGGCTTTTTGAGGTAAGCAGATAACCATTTTTTCTGCTTACCGTCTGCATACTCTGCTTACTTCTCCCAAATTCTTCCGCTTACTCGACATACCGATTTTTTACGTGTCTGCTTACTCGCTGCGGACGAATACTTTCTGTAATCCGTACCCTGGTACTTTGGCCTGTCCTCGGTTGTTTGGATAAGGCTCCCATCCCGGTATCCTGGTCAGTAAACCGATGATTGCCCGTGATTCCCAATTCGGGATACGCCCACGTTCTCGTAGACACTCCGTCCATATCTCAATCGCACTGACCCGATCACGGGGAACATCCCCTGTTGGCTGGTCATAGTAATTACGGCGGTCGTATTCGTCCTTATCTACCCAATCTTCCGTAATAGGTGTGTCAAGATACTCCTGAATCAGCCCCATGCGTGGATCAATCTCCATATGGTTTTCCTGCCGTTCCTTGGCGATAGCGTCAGCAGCAGCCGACAAACGAACCGATTCACCTTTACGGTACCCATGCAGGGCCTCGGCCCATAGCTGGTGCAGCACATCATCTGTAAGGTGTTCAAAGTGGTTCAGTTTACGGGCTGCTGGGTCCACGACAATCGGCCAAAAACGCCGCCCACCTGTAGAATCCCGCAGAAAGTCAAAGGTGTTTGTGGTACCAAAAAACACGCATTTGCGCGGAAACTCCGAAACTACCCGGTCATAGGCCACCCGGTAGCGGTCCTCCGTCTTTGATAGAAACGCTTTGACCTCTTCCAGCTCCGATTTTTTAAGCGCTGACAGCTCCCCAAGCTCCACAATCCACGCCTTTTGCAACTGCTCTCCAGCCTCTTTATTGTCCAGGTTCTTAATGCTGTCACTGAACCAAGGACCTCCCAGCCGTGCAAGCAGACTGCTTTTATGTGAGCCTTGCGGACCCACCAGCACCATCATTTCATCAAACTTGCACCCCGGCTCATACAGCCGTTTACAGGCGGCAATCATAATTTTTCGTGTGGCTTCACGTTCATACGGTCCATCAGGGCACCCCAAGTAATCAATAAAAAGGGTGTCCAGCCGCTTCACACCGTCCCATTTAACAGACTGAATAAAGTCCTTAATAGGATGGAACTTGTTCATATGGGTGACTTCCGTAAAAGCGTTCTGAATGACTGTAGCTGACTTGATATTGAATACCTTATTGAAATAGTGCTGCATACGCTTATCGTCAGCGCCCAACCAAGGTTCATAGTCAGTATGAGGCCGTTCTTTCTCCCTCCAAGGCAACCGACGACGTATGACTTCTGTATTACCAAAAGCGTCATATGCCAGCGTGTCCTTAAAAGGGCCATTTTCTAGAATCAGTTCGACATTACCGCCAGTCGGTAGGATGATCTTAGGATTTTTCGGATGGGTCTTGAGCTTGTCACGCCAGGAACCAGCCTCCCCAGGCTCGTCCTCCATATCGCCAAACTCTTCATTGAATACCGCCCGTTTGACTTCGGAATCGGAAGCAGCAAACTCCAACATAGCCTGATAAGAGGGGTACTTTGTGGCATTCGTTTTGTCCTTTACACCCTCGTCCAGATCACCAAATTTATGAATACGAATAAGATCAAAAATATTATGACAATGACCATCATTTGCAGGGTCGCTTTGATGTTCCGAATAAGCCCACCAGTCGTCATACACCCGCATGCCGCCGACTGAGCTGCCGCCTGTATACGTCCAACGATCATCAGCCGCTGTTGGCTCGTATTCGCCAGCCAAGAACTTTTCAATGCCCTCTGTCATGCTGTATACATTACAGAACGCGCCAATTACACCGGGCTTCTCCGTAGGGTCACCCAGCTTCCCGACCTTTAGAGCTAATTCCCGTTCTTCTCCGGGATGCCGGGGCCACTCCATCGGGTCCCGCCAATCTGTATACCGCTCCAGCACTTCATCCACCGAAACGGGTTCGCCTTCGGATACCTCAAATATAGGCGTAGCATCCTTAGAACAACTCGGCATGTACATGAGCCGATGAACGTCAAAAGTTGTCTTGTCGAACAGCTCCATGCCAATTTCCGATGCCAGGCGGCGGCTGACTGCCGCGTATTCGTCCGGTAACATTTCCCGATCAGTCGGCACAACCAAACGGTATTTAGGGTGATTGTCCCGGTGGCTGTGCGTGGAATAGATCAGATAGGAGGAACCGCCCAGGATCAAATCCACCATGAATGCAAAGTCTTCTCCAGCATCATCAGCATCAAGCGTAATCAGCCAGCGACTTTCTACATTCTCTTTCTTCCGGCGACCACCCCGGATCAGCCCCCCAACAAAAGCGGGACCGTCCTTGATCTTGCCCTTGTCTGCATTGTTCATCCGGTCGTATTCGGCCATTGTCTCCGTAGTTCTGCGCACCTTCCGCAGCCGTTCCACAAACTCTGACCACTCCAGATAATCCGGTTTCCAATTTGTATCCGTCCGGCTGCGGCCGAACGATATTTCCAGTTGGTTGTCTTCCGTCATGGTTCGGCCAACACCTTTCAATCAAACTGTTTATATGTCCTCGAAATAAGAATCCACTACCCAGTTAAAGGCTTCTAAAGTTACGTCAGCGGGTATATGCACGTCCTTTCGCAATAGTCCGCTGTACGGTCTGAAAGATTCGTACACCTTGCCTGACACTTTGAACTTATGTCGCTTAGTGGGCCGTGTTTGTTGCTCATACCCTTTAAGGATGATTTTCAATTTATCTCCCTTGATTACAGGGTGAAACCTCCAAACTTTCTTTTCCAGTCCGTTTTCCGCCATTCTCTCAATCGTTATGCTCATCGCCTTCACTCTCCATGATCAATGTACCAAGTAAATTGATCCCCGATTTCCTGCCATACCCACTCTTCATAAGCTTCGGTTATGTCCGCCTCTGTTGCATCGTCGTCAAATTCCACGACTTCCCTATATGGCTGACTACCCGGCCCGGGGTTTCGATAAAATACTACTCGTTTCACTATTCGTTCACTCTCCTTTAAAATAAGTCGGTTTAACCCTTTTAGGGTCAGGTTCAGGCAATAAGGTATATACAGTACCGATCAAGGTACCGGAATCGTCGGTTACGAGCTCCCACGGAATGTCTTGAAAATAGGGATCATTCTTCATGACAGTAACTCTTCCACTTCAATTTCGAATAACCGCTTTTTAGCCTTACTTATGGATTCAAGTAGCTGTTCCTTCTCAGATACAACGGGCTGGACACTCAACAACGAAACATCATCACCAAGCAATGTGACCAACTCGTCCCGATCAGGACGTGCCAATACTGAAACGCGTAAAGATTGCCGCCGTATGGACTGTTCAACTATATTCCGCACCGTTCTAGCATTACCAAAGCCTGGTAACATGCGTTCCTGATCAAGCCGCTGGCTGAGCCGTTCCCGATAATCAGGTGAAATTTCATACTCACGTTCCGCGCACATGACCTCCGCAATCGCTACTAAATCAGCTACCGCATAGTCTGGAAAGTGAATCTTGTTGGAAAAGCGGGAACGTAGCCCAGGATTGAAGTTTAAAAAGTCTTCCATTTCCTTCGGGTATCCAGCAGCGATTACCATAATTTCATCGCGCATATCCTCCATTTTCTGAACAATAACTGTCATCACCTTGGAATCAGTATTATGTTCAGACTTACCTAAAAAGGAGTAAGCTTCATCTATAAAAAGGACTCCGCCCTGAGCTGCATCAAACTTTGCTGAAATTTTCTTCTCTGAGCCTCCGACAAGGGACTCCGTAATATCGGATTGATGAACTTCCACGAATGGAATTTCATTCTTAGTGGTTTTGAGCAATCCCATGTGAACGAACGCCTCCCCAATAAGTCGCGCAGCCGTTGTTTTTCCGGTACCAGGGTTACCAGTAAAAACCATATGATTGCTATGTGACTCTGTTTTTAAGCCCATTCTCTCCCGCAGCTTGGACACCTTTGCAAACTGAACCATTTGGTTAATTTGCTCCTTGAGCCCTGTCATTCCTGGTAATGCGTTAAGTCTATTTAAAGCCGCTTTAGCTTTCCGATTGCGGATACGTTCGGCTCTTTCTTCTGGCGTAAGTGCCACTAAAATCAATCCTTTCTATAGTAAGCTGTCTCGTACCCATCAGCCCGCAGCGGTAGCCCTGGAGCCCATGAAATCGGCTGACCCATAATTTCAACCACTTGGTCCAAATCAAAGCTACCATTAGGGCTATATTCACCCGGTACATCCAGAACAGCTTCATCGTGAACATGCATAACAGTCTTGTATCCAGCATCATCCAGCATTATAAGGGATTCCGCCAAGCAGTCCCGGCTGATCGCCTGAACAATGTTCTCCACCAGTTTGGGCCCGTAGGTATCAATGCGGGTCCAAATCTTTTTAACTTGATCCATACCCTCATAGGTCAGTGCTGGCTTATCAAATTTGCCGGGTTTAATCTGCGGATTCACATAGGCTAAACACCGCCCGGACGGAAGTTGAATGAACAGAGTGCCATCTTCCATAAAGAAAGTTAGACCGTATTGCAGCTCAACGCGCCGATGTTCTTCGACAGCAGCCATTGCCGCCGCGTCCACATCCCACCACAGCTTTGTGATTTTCTTATTGGCTTTGCGCCAGGCATTAACCAGTGGTTTCAGCTCGTCCGACTCCAGCCCCATCTTGAGCGCACCCATTTGTTCTAAAGCTCCTACGCTGCCGCCGTACCCCAATGCCAGCTCCGCGATTTTACCTTTCTGCCGCAGCGGGTTACCCTTCCCAATCTCTTCAATCGGGACTTTGAACATCTGAGAAGCAGAAGCTTCATATATCTTCCCGTGCGTCCTGAATACCTCCATGCGCCATTCCTCTTTCGCCAGCCAAGCAATTACCCGTGCTTCAATGGCGCTAAAGTCAGAAACGATGAAGCGGCAACCCGGCGAAGGTATGAACGCAGTACGAACAAGTTGACTGAGGACCCCTGGAACACTGGCGTATAGCAGCTCTAGTAATTCGTATTCACCCTCCAACAGCAAAGTCCGCGCCAAATCCAAATCGGCCAGTTTGTTCTGCGGTAGGTTCTGAACTTGCACCAAGCGACCAGCCCAACGGCCTGTACGGTTCGCGCCGTAGAATTGAAGTAATCCGCGTACTCTATCATCTGAGCAACGCGCCCGCTGCATGGCCTCATACTTTTTAACAGACGTTTTGGAAGTCTCTTGACGCAACTTTAGTACGGCCTTTGCGTCAACCAATCCTAATTCGTCCGCTTGCCCGATCAGAACCGGAATACTGTCTTTGGTCAGACCACCTACAGTCAGGCCTTGATTCTCTAGCCAGCCCTTGAGCTGGGCTACACTTTTAGGATTATCCAACCCTGTAATCTCCGCAGCCTCAGCTAGCTTTCGGGTCTGAAACGCTTCATCACAAGCAATCGCATGCTGTATCATTTCAGGTTTTATCCGAATACCACCGTCATTGATCCGTTGATCCAGTGCCCAGAGCCGCTGTTCAAATTCAGAAGGCTTACGGGCAATCAGCCTACGGCGTAAATCCCGTTCCGTTTCCACGTCCTGACCACAATAATCCTTATATTGTTGCCACTTCTCCGGTGCATGCCAGGGCATATTTCGGGTACGCTGGCCGTTAACCTTCGTCGGCTTGCACGGGGTACTGAAATACTTGATTAACGCCTTGCCCGCACTGTCCTTCTGCTCCTGCAACTTGAGAACCTTGGCGACCTGATCCAAAGAGCCCGGCAAACCAAGCGTAAGGGCAAGCACCGCCGAACATTGCCACTGTTCCGGGGGCATCGGCTGGTTAAAATGCTTCGCCAATGCCGTGCGTTCAAAGCCAGCATTGAAAGCTGTCTTGAGTACACCCGGATCGGAAAGTGCCTCCTGAACATCTGCCGGAATATCCTCAAAGTCGGTTAGGTCAAGCACCCTAACAGGCTCTTGGTTGAAGGCATAAGCAAAAAGCAATATTTCAAAATCCGGGCTTTCAACATAGTGGTAAACACCTGAGTCCTTAATATTCACACTGCTGAATGTCTCAAGGTCAATTGATAAAACATCCATTAAATCACCTTGCCGCCGTGTTTGTGTGGCCGTGATTCGTTGTAAGCCATTTTTTCAGCAAGGGCTCCTTCCAGGTCAATTCCGACATGGCCGCAGAAGTCGAATATTCGCAACAATGTGTCAGCAAGTTCAATCGGAATGCCGCAAGGCTTTTGACCTTCATAGTAAATCTCTTTCAAGCCGCGCCCATCCCGGTAATCTTCCAAAGCTTCCGACAGCTCTGCATGGGTTAAAGCAATTACATCGCCAAAGCTGCGAGGTTCTTCATACCAACCTTTATTTACTGCATTCTCGTGCGCTTTTTTAACCAAATATTGTATACTCATATGAAAACCTCCCGATTTTTTGGTAAAGAAAAAGGGGACCCAAAGAATCCCCTCACTGTCACATCAACTTAATCCAAAAAGCTGTCATCGTCCTCAAAATCATCATCAAAATCGTCTTCCGCACGGCTACGACCGCCCAGATAATCCCCATCGGCTACCTTCTGTAGATTGTTCAATCCGGCCGCAATACCTTTGTTACCGTTCGTATTGAAGGCGTAGAAGTTGAGACTTACACGGGCATAGCAACCGCTGTACACCTCCGTGGTATCGGTAATTTCGATCTTGTCCAAATCAATAATTCCCGGCTTGTTCTTGCTGGAGGCGTTCAAGAAGTAATGACCCGCGTATGCTGGATCGTCCTCACGTTCTTCGTCGCCATCGCGTAAAGGTGTTTTCAGGTTCCCAGGAACCTTACCCCCCCATTTACTTTTTCCCGCCTCTGTTGCCGCTGCAATAGCAGCTTTGATCTTCTTCAAAGTGACCTTATCGGACTTTGGAATGAGAATGGAACTGCTGTATTTTGGTTCTCCACCGTCAATAGCATTTGGTTCAAAGACATGAACGTAAGACAGACGAACCTTCCCTGTTACTACCTTTGTGTCGTTGTTAGTTGTAGCCATTTTGCATTTCTCCTTTAAGTTTGGTTTTATTTTTCTGGCTTCAAAACGCCATTTACGTGCGTCATTTCCTATTCTCTTAAAAAGTTGTTTCCGTGCTTGTCCAGCAGTTGGGGCCTGAATGCCGAAAACAAATTGCTTTGAAACGGTACTCCAAATACCCCATTGATCATTCATCTGTAAAATCAGCTACCGCCGATGCAGCCGAAGACAACTCAGGCCGCTTGTCAGATTCTTGTACCAGGGTTGGTTTACCAGCAGGCTTGATGATCAAACCGTCAGCCAGTACACCGAATTGTTTCTTTCCGGCCAGCTTTTCCATAGCGGAAAGCCCAAGCAGTGAGCGCGGGGCAATAGCATCCAGATCATAACCAGCAGAAACCATCTTGTCCTGTATAGCCGCAGGATCGGTATATTTCCGATTGCTTCGTCCTTCAACCAGCTTCCAGCCGGGGAACTTCGCACCATGCTTCTCCGCCTGCTCCAAGGCATAACCCTGTACGTCTGTAGCCCAGGCTTTCAGGTCGTCAGCCTGTTTCAATATGCTGCCGATCTCTTCATGACTCAGCAAAGCAGGGTCAGTAAATTCATGTTTTGCCAGCTCCAAATTAGCCTCTGCACGCACCCGGCAATTGAAACGGGCACGGCAGAACTTGCAATGGTCACCTGCGGCATATTCCCCTTCACCCGCAGCCGCCATATCAGCCAAGGGCTTAACATGCATATCCCCCCAGGCCACCAGTTCGTCCGCATACATTTCTTCGGTCGATACACTGTCCAGCCTGGGTTGGACGATGGTCATACGTACCCCTTGAATGTCGTAAAGGAAGCCAAACGTATCCAAGGCACCAAGGCCATATAACCGCATTTGGCTGTTGTTTTCCGCAGAGACAGGAACACCCTTGCCATATTTCAGGTCAATGACTTCCATAACACCATCAGCAATAATCAACACGTCACCAGTACCAAAACCATCCGGTACCCATGCGCTAAAATCCAAACGTTGCTCCAGCAAAATTTCAGCGTCACGGGACCGCTTCCGTGCTTCGGCTACCCGTTCCAAAACAATGGTCACGTACTCATGTACGTAATCCTCCATTTCCTGCGAGTAGTACGGCCCTTCCTTGAGCTTGTCCAGCGCCTTCTTATGCTGAACAGGACTCATGGCGGTTAGATACTTAGTTAGGTGCAGTTCTGCCAGCTCATGCGCCGCTGTGCCCTCTTCGGCAAACGTGCTGGTAGCCTCTTCAAACTGCTGTTCAAGCTTGGCGCTCGGCGTACAGGTCAGCCAACGCTTAGAGCCAGATGCGGAAAGTTTAGCGTGGGCACGGTTTGCATGCCCCGCGGTCATTCTGCTTCCTCAAGCTGCGTTAATTTCTCCAGCGCTTCTGCCAGTTTGTCTTTCGGAATCTTAGAAAGGTTAGGAACATCAAAGCTAGTAATGACCTCTTTCACTCCGGCCTGTTTACCTGCTTTGGACAGCTCCGCAGCCTTGGCCCGGACTTCTTCCAGTTTTACGGTAGGTTGATCATCGCCCTTAGCATCTTTTTGGACATCTTCACTCACCTTATCCGGCTTTGGTTCTTCCTCTTGTTCTGGCTTCGACGTTGTGGCACGGCTTCGTTTTGGCTTTTCCTCTTGTGGTGTAGGTTGAACCCGAACAGTATCCAGAGTCTTAGTACCAATAAAAGCGGCAGATAAAACGGAAAATTCCTTAATAGCTTGGTTGGCATCTTCGCCAGTAATGTTAATTTGAACAGGCATGTATAAGTCCTCCTAATTGATATAAAATTAAAATCCGTATTCCTCAGCAGGCAGCGCCGAACTATGAAGCTTGTCCTGCTCTCTCGTGATGAGGTCCACACATCCGGTGCAGACCAGCTTTTCTGGATACAACTTGACAAGTTTTCTACCTGAAAGACCGCAAAGAGAGCATCCAGGCGCATACTTGCGAAAGCTTACATAATTACCATCTGTAAAAATCTCCAGTGGATCACCTGCCTCAATACCAAGAACCCTTCTAAGCTCTTTGGGAATAACAACACGGCCCAAATCATCAATGCGTCTTACAATTCCAGTCGCCTTCATGTTTTCATCCTTTCAGCTTCATGTTATAATGGGGCCAATCATATTATTTTTTGTTGCTGAACCTAACAGGCTCCTACCTCTGTTGGGTTCTTTTCATATACAGCTTTGTACAAAAGACTGTGGTATTTGTGGTACTGCTTGCGATAATGCTTGATGTTACTGAAACGTTTTTTACGGCTGTCTTGACTTTCAAGAGCTAGATAGAAGGCGCAGACGCTGGCGTAGTGCTGGGATGTTTGTAGTGGCAAGTTATTCACCTCCTTTCACTGTGATTACTACCGCACCGATTGCTTGGCACAGACAACCCATGTTACAAAATAGGTCCTTTCCCCGCTTTGTGGCTTGCTGGCCGAAAACGACCTCAGCGCCACAATCTTCATTAGCGCAGTAGTCTATGACTTCCTGGCTTTGCAGATCAGTAACTTTACTCATTGTTGATCACCTTCTTGCTCACGCCGAAGCAATTCTTTCAGAACAATCTGGGACCACAGATCAACAAGCCTTTGTGGATCAGGATGCGGAATAGTTTTGACCGTCGCCCTAATTTCTGTTTTCATTTACGTACCCCGCTTTCCATGCCAAGCAGTTTAGCAATAAGCGGCTTCTGCTTTTTACCTTCGCGCGTCCCTTTTAAGATTTCAGACACATACGTAACAGACACGCCGATCTCCTCGGCTACGTCTTTCATTTTGAGGTTACGTTGAAACATAATTTTGCGTGCTTCGGCACCGAACTCTGTATAATGCGACATTCTATCCCCTCCTTTGTAATAGTCTGTAAAAATTCAGCTTAATTCTTGACTACTGACTGAAAATAAGCTAATATCAGTAAAGAAGGCACAACTAAATAAACGTCGTTGGGGAACGATTTTTAAATTGGGGTCGATTGACCTCTGGTTTTTTGTTGCCTTTTTGCAAATAATTAAGCTGTTGAGTTCATAATAACCGATTATTTACTAACAGTCAACGGGTATTCGTATTTTTTCAGTTAAAAAATTCTGAAAGGATGTCTTACTGTGACTATAGTTGAAATTATAAAGTCTTTATGTGATACAAGAGGCACTTCAATTCCTAGGTTAGAAAAGGATTTAGGCTTTGGTAGAGGCTCTATCTATAACTGGGAAAAAAGTTCACCGTCAATAGATAAAATTGAAAAGGTTGCAAATTTTTTTAACGTTTCTATCAATCGAGTTCTGTATGGGTTCGATGCAGATAGATTTTCAAATCTCACCAACATTGCTAAAGGTGATCGGACTATAGCTCAATTTTCCGTAGATACCGGAGTTAATCATAATGAAATCATTAGAATCTGCTTAGGATACGCATATGAAAGACCTTCGCTCGAAATAGTAAAGAAAATAGCATCTAACAATCAATATAGTCTACTTTTTAGTGAAGATGATTTTTTGGAGGCTGCTGGATATATAACTGAAAGACAAGTGCATTCTGCCAGAATAAAAGCAGCAGAAGAGCTCATTGAGCAATATGCAAACTCTGGAATCGTCGTTGAACTAGATGATGATTTTAGTGACCTGTTTCATATCAGCCGTAAAGATGGTACGGCTATAGCATCACTACACCTAGACGAGTTCCTAACAAGAGGGCTTGATCTATTAGATGAATATACCTCAAAACATGAAATTGAAGTCCAAACCATTGCGGCTCACCATGACGGAGAGGACTGGACAAAAGATGAGCTCCAGGATATCGAAGAGTTTAAAGAAGTACTCAGACTAAAAAGGCAACTTAAGAAGAACAGGGAGTGACGCGATGTCGTACAGCTACGAAACACTTTCTACAGAAGCATATACCCAAGGTGTTGATGTCATAGAGAAGAGTTTACGAGGCAGGAATAAAGGCCTCTATGGGGATGGTGTCATTCTATTAGACAAGCGTATCTCAACACTTATTGAAAAAGCTTGCATACTTGCTGAGGAGCTCGGCCACTTTCATACTAGTTCCGGCAACATCCTTGACCAAAAGGATATTCGTAACCGCAAACAGGAACTACGTGCCCGGCAGTGGGCTTACCAGTGCATGATTCCTCTGGATCGCATTGTACAAGCCCACCATGCCCGCATATCTGGACGTTATGATCTTGCTGAATACCTAGGAGTCACAGAAGAGTTCTTACAGGCTGCTATTGATCGGTACACAGAGAAGTACGGCCTATCTGTAAAAGCAGATGATCGGCATGTTGTTCTATTTGATCCACTCGGCGTTATTGAGTCGTTCCCAGAGTCTTAAAATCAACTTTGCCCTTTTCGGCTGTAGGGTTGTTTACATATACCTTTATATAGAACATATGTTTGGAGTGAACCTAAATAATGGCTACATCTAACAAGCTAATTCGTGCCGTTGCCTACCCACGATACAGTTCAGACAACCAACGTGAAGAATCCATAACTGCACAGATGCGGGCAATTGAAGAATACTGCCGACAGAAAGGCTATGTATTAGTAAACTCATACCCCGACGAAGAAAAGTCGGCCACAACCGATAAACGCCCAAATTTTCAACGTATGATTAAAGATTCAGCCAAGCATCTTTTTGATGTGGTTATTGTACATAAGCTGGACCGTTTTGCCCGAAACCGATATGACAGCGCCCACTATAAGAGGATATTAAAGCGGAATGGTGCTCGAGTAGAGTCCGTGCTGGAGCATTTGGACAACTCCCCTGAATCTGTTGTACTTGAATCCGTGTTGGAGGGTATGGCCGAATATTACTCTTTGAATCTAGCACGTGAAGTACGTAAAGGTATGCGAGAAAATGCTGAGCAAGGAATTCATAATGGTGGGCTGCCGCCTTACGGGTTAAAGGTTGATCCAGAAACCCGTAAACTTGCTATTGATCCTGCCCGTTATCGGGCCGTACAGATTTATTTTGACTGCATCGAAAAGGATGTACCCAATGAACAAATAGCTGAGATACTTAATGGTCAGGGGTTCAGGACACTAGCTGGACGTAAGTTTACAAAGAGCAGCTTTGCCACTTGGGCCTCAAACCGGAAATATAAAGGTGACTATGTGTTTGACGCATCAGCACCAAAGGATGACGAAGGAAAACGTAACACGAATAACAAGAAGCCGTTGGATCAACAAGTTATTAACCCAGGAACAGTGCAGGCAATTATTCAACCAGATCAGTGGGACCGTGTAAACCAGAAGAAGAATGCGCGGAAACGTAAACCAGGAAGGATGAAAGCTAAGGTGAACTACTTACTGACAGGTAAAATTTATTGTGGAAACTGTGGGGCTTTATATGCTGGAAATTCATATACAAATCCTAAGAGCAGCGAAAAGACTGTCCTCAGCTATTACAAGTGCCAAGGTAAATGCGGAAATACCAACGTGCGTAAAGATGATATTGAACATCTTGCTATCAAAAATTTATTAGGAGAATGTTTTTCTGTTGATGGAATGGCGGAAATTGTTCAAAGCGTTCAAAAACTGTATCAGAAAGAAAGACACCAGACTGAAAATGACATTGAGCCTATAAAGCAGGAATTAAAAGAATTGGATACGAAGATATCGAACTGGATGGAAGCTTTGGGGGCAGGTGTAAAAAGCGTTATCGACAGCATTAAACAGGCTGAACAACGGAAAGAAGCTCTTGAGTATGAATTGCAAAAAGCTGAGATTATGAAACAAACATCTGTGCTGGATGAATCTTTAATACTTAAAATTTTGGAAAGCAAAAAGGACTCACTCCTTTCCGTCGATGAAGACGAAAAAAAGCAAGTCCTTCAAGAGTACGTCGACCGTGTAGTTATCCAACCATCAAAAGACATAAACCACTTTGAGGCTGAAATTACGTACAGGGTTTTTAGCAATGGAGGCGAGGGGAGTCGAACCCCTGTCCGAAGA